ACCGTCCTTTGCATAAAAGAGCGTCTGGCCTGTATTCGGGTCTTTCATTTCGATAGCTGACGCGCCCAAATTCTGAATAAGGGCGTAAGTGGATAGCAGGATTTTAGACGCTATGATTTCCACTTTGTCGGCCAACTGCCAATAGGTAGCATCAGTAGGCACTACACCGCTTCGCTTATTGTGTGTCTTGATGCAGCTATAGAAATTACCGCCATACAGCACTACGTCTTTGTAGGTCTCACCCTCTGCGCCCTGATAGAAATAGTAGCTTGTAGGTAGCGCGTTCCAATCCTGGGGGCCTCTAAGTGCCGGGCCTCTACCGCCATTATCTCCCTTATCGCCTTTGGTTCCACCTATAATAAGATTCGTTGTGTACATAGTGATTACCGTAGATGTCTTAGCGGTACAGGTGCCAAATGCCATAACATCTACTTTATTACCCGCTGCATCCTTGCAGTCTGATACCTTACCCGTAATATATACGGTGTCGCCTACGACGATATGGGAATTATCATAGCCTGATACGCCCCATGTTTCCGTATGCCCTGGGTCGCCGTATTGATGCCACAAAGCTAACGTGTACTCACGGGCTGCTGCATTGATCTTACGAAAACTAACGCCGTTGGTTCCATTAGTACCATCTTTGCCGTCCTTTCCGTCATTACCTGCGGGGCCTTGTGGCCCTGTTTGGCCTTGTGGCCCTGTGGCTCCTGTTGCACCCGTAGTATTGACGGGATCGGTGTACGCTGTCGTACCATCGGTATAGGTAATCTTTGATCGCGTCCAAATATACCTACCGCTTTCCCATGTAGGGGGCGTGTCCTGCCAACTACCGCCTGTCGTGGTCGTAGCACTTGTGGACTTATAGTATTGTTCTTCGATACTAACGATACCCTTACCGCTTGGCAGACAAACAGGGTTACTATACCTGGTAGTGCCGTCGGTATATACTATCTTCGTACGCGTCCAAATATAGTGCCCGTTCTGCCAGGTGGGGGCGTTGGTCTGCCATCCCGCCGTAGGTGCTTCGGTGCTGCTTGTGCTATCCGCGTACTCTACATCGGTTAATGATATACCAACGCCCTGACGTATGAACTTGACTACGCAAGTTTTCATTACTCCACTCATAGGCCCTTAGTCTTTAGCTGTGATCGTAACTGAAACGTCACCACCTGCCTGTAGGCAATGGGCGCGTGTAACGCTGTAGCTTGCCTTTGGTGTGGTTCGGTCTGACTGCGAATTGAGATAAACGCCTACTGCGTCCTTTACTACAAAATAGAAAGTGGTATCAATAGCCTTGATGTTAGTACCTCGTTTTACCACCTTTGGCGTGTACGTTACCGTACCGTTTCCGTTTGGATCCTCTGTAATGGCTTCATCTTCCGGGCTTGGGCACGGGTCAATATCGAACGGGTCGGATGCGTCCATAACGCCCTGAATATCCTTACCGATTTCTGCACCATTAAGCGATACCGTAACGCGAAACTCTCCGTACGTGTCTATGTCGGCTTCCTGTACGGTCAAACTCTGTGAGGTCTTACCCGTAAGTGTTTGCCAACCGCCGTTAACCATTTTTTCCCACTGATAGGTTAAGCCCGTCGATAGTTGCGCACCACTTTGATAGGCTTTGGCCGTAAGGATAACGCTACTATTGTTACCCGTCTTTTCGGTAATGACGAAATTCTTAGTGTCCCCGGCTGTGATAGTTACGCGGTAGCTATTACCCGTTGACTGCTGTACAGGTATTCTGTATTCGGCTTGTATCTGGTCGCTCTGCGTACCATACGTAATATTGGCTACCATCTTGATAGTAACGGGCGCGTACCCTGCGGCTGCTGCAATATTCTTTAGGAATTGCAAGCCGTAATAAAGCTGCGTACCGCTTGGCGCGATCTTCTTAAACATTCCGTCAAACGTACCCGTTGACGTATCACCATTAAACTCAATCAGCGTACCGTTGAAATAGAAGTTAATACCGTCTGGTGTTGCCACTCCCTCCGCTACGCGGCTTGACGTACAGACGAAATATAGGATAGGCTTAGTGGTAGCGAAATTGGGGTATATATCCGTAATCTGGCTACCGTCTGTAACGTATTCCTGGTACAAATCACCATCAGGGCACATAATAACCGCTGTGTATGTACCTGCCTTGCTTATGAACTTAATAGTTCTACTTGTACTTGCACTACTCATAATTATTGGCTTTAGTGGTTACTATTCTGTTTCCTCTGCCGGGGCAAAGTTTATTAAATCCTCAACACTGCCAACGTCGCCCGCTGTGATCTCCTGGCTTTCACCGTTACCCTCTGTAGGCGTTTCGGCTTCGGGCTGATCGGTTGGTGTCTCTGATTCACCGTTACCCTCTGTAGGTGTTTCGGCTTCGGGTTCCTGGCTTTCACCGTTACCCTCTGTAGGTGCTTCGGCTTCGGGCTGATCGGTTGGTGTCTCTGATTCACCGTTACACTCCGGCTGCTCTTCTACCTCTTCGCCTGGTTCCTCTACAGGTGGTACAGGCTGATACCTAAATCTTTCATCTGTTGGCTCCGGCAAAGGTCGGATAACCGTACCGTCTTGCTCTTCGCGGGCCTCGTGTGGCATCAGTGCCAAACCGCCGATCATAGCAAGTGTGTTGTTTAACTCTGTCAGCGGGCCAAACTCCAACATATCGGCTTGCCAAAGTAGGTAGTTGCCATCCGCTACGGTGTTTCTGTCATTCTCCAAATTAAGGTATTGTGCTACCTTTGGATTCGCTTTAATGTAACGTGCCATAAATCGAAAATTTTAATGTTTATAAATAATGCTTACTTGAATATCAGCAATGCGCCGTCGTAGTCCTCAAATAGTACACCGTCGTCATCTTCCATAACTCCGTTATAGCCGCAATCCACTACGTCCAACGCGTAAACTGCGCCTAACGTATTGCTCATAGCCTTAGTAGGTAAAACGGGATTCATGCCGTGCCCTATCTGGTTGTACGTAAGTGTACCAGACGCTTTGTTTGTGGCTACGTACCAAAGTGGCAAAAGTTCTTTTTCAGGGTTGGCAATAGCACCGTTAACGTCCCATATCTTGGCCTCCGGGGAAATAGATACCAGGCCGCTTGGGATATTGGTAGGTACACCCGCCATGTCAAATTCAAACTTAGGTAATCTGCGAATAAACGCTACCGTCTTTGCCGGGCTGCTGTCGTGCAACGTCTGGCCTGTAAGGTCTCCGTTTGGCGAATACTTAGCACGGCATCTTAGATACAGGTCTGTACCCATCAGGCTACGGTCAACGGTGCAACTTGTACCATCTTGCGATACGGTCAACTCATAGTCTAATACCGTGTCTGTACCTACCTGGCTCCACGTTCCATCTTCCCGCATTTTCTCCCAAATAAAAGCGCGGTTGGCCGTCGGGCACTCGTTCTTATCAATACGTAGGCTTGCGTGTACTACCTGTATATCTGGGTCTTTCAGCGGATTGTAAATTGTCTGATCGGCTGCATCCAGGAATAGATAGGGCAAAGTAGTAGCATCGTCACAAAATACCTGGTACGTCTGTTGTATGTGGTACACCTGGCTTGTACGACTATCTACGTAATCCGCGTTGAACTCCAAAGTAATAGGGTTCTTTGGGCTTGCGTTCTTCTTAACCTTGATACGCCCTGCATTAACTCCGCTTGTAGTCATTTCGTAGTTAGTGTTAGCTGCTTGTATCTGGGTGCGCGTACCGCCTATAGTCTCATACCATCTGATATTAGTTAGGCTGCTGTTAATCAGTCCGGGTGTCAGCACTTCGTCTTTATCCAAACGGCCTACCTGGGGCTGAATAATACAGGGTGTCAGGGTGTAATCAGGCGTGAAAACGTCCGCGTCCGCGTCGTAACTCTGACGGCCTGAAACGCTACCATCTGTCAGCATACCTACGCTGATCTGTAGGGGCTTAAAGTTAAAATCAAATCTCTTTACTTTCATCGTCTAATATGCTTTAATCGTTAAAACTCAAATGTAGCCGTATCTGCATCTATTTCGTGCCCCTCGCTGTCTGTCAGCAATACGGTTGCTGTAATCTTCACCTTTCGGGGCACGTAGCCGTTAAAATCCATATCCTCTATAGTCAGGTGTATAGACTTTCCAGAATCACTACGGCGGGCGTTCCATGCTAAATCAGACTGCACGCGCTCTACACCGTTTGCATCCTCACTATATCGCGTCCATGTAACGTTTGAGGCTAAGATACTATCGGTAATATCCTGATTGTGCCACTTAGCGATAATATACAAAGTCAGGTCGAAAGTATCAGGGTCAAACAATACGTCTGTATCGTTAAACTCTACCGTAAAATCGGGGTTTCCCTCAATAAACGCCCAATCGGTTGTATTAATACCTGGGGCCGTATGCGTACCCGTTACCTGGCACCTGTATTTGCATCCCTTATACCAAACATCTGACGTTTCGTATTCGCCTGTATCTGGGTTAATGGCACGGCAATAGTAAAGGGCTTCGGCGTTCCACTCTCCGCGATCAACGTAGTTAGGTATCGGTTGGCCCGTCCACTGATTGACGCGTATTATATCCATCGTTACCACACCAGGGGCATAGACGTAATCCAACCCCGGCTTGATAGGTAGCGGGTTTCCGTCTAAGTCTGTCATTTCGCGCACAAAGTCGGGCAAAGCACCGATCACCAGGCCGTAGTTAGTTTCGTCTATGATAGGTTTAGTTACGCCTGTCAACTTGACTATACGGCCCTCTGTAGATGATAGGTAGATGCAGCTTTGGCGTGTGGTGTCCGTCTGGTTTCCCCATCGGGCAATATTCATCAGTTCGCAAGGTGGGAAATTGATACCTGCGGGTGTCTGATTGTCGGGGTACAGGGTTACGTCGATAGTGTTATTACCTGTATCAACGGCGTTAACCCTCATCCAACTTGTGTACATCTGCGCGTTGGTTCCTGGGTTTGTCATACCCAAAGCTGCTGCACCCAAATTATTAATGATACCCTTTATAACGTTGTTAACCTTTTGGGCTGTAAAATATCCCTCCCATTTAGCGCGTAGATGCAGTCGATATTGGCCGTCGCCCAAATCTTCTACACTCTCTATCTGGTCGCTCTCTGTCAGTAGTTGGTCGCCCTCAATAGCCGATAGACGGTTGATAATTAGTTCTACGGCCTCAAAGTAAGTACGTACCCGTACGCTTTCAAACTCTGCGTTTCCCTGCGGGTCTATACCTGCACCCGTTCCGGCATAAAGCGATCTAACGAAAGTACCAAAATGCACTTCGTCACGGAATACGGCCAAACCTAATGCAATTAAGCCCTGCTGAAAGGTAATAATACCCTGCGCTATATCATCAGTCAGGCGGCTAAGAAACTTAGTGAAAATCGGGCTATCTTCTGCCAAATCTCCCGCTACGTCCGCATAGCCCGCCTTAACCTTTTCACGTACCTTATCGTATATAGTCGTTTCCTGGCCGTCAACCTCTGTTATAACCTCTTTCAGCAATTCAAGCCAGATATAGCCGTTAGCGTCGGTTGTAATCTGATCCAGGGCCTCTTTGTTAGTGTGCGTATGCCCGTCACCAGATACGGGGCTGCTGCCCCCGGCTTCCGCGTTCAATACTACGGTGCTGTTGACGTTACCCGTGCCCTGCTGCTGCATCCGCTTGCTTCGGGGTCTTGGCGTGTGGCCTTTTATGACTGATATATAGTGCTTATCCATATACTATAACTGCGCTATGTTTAACTTACTTCCTCTATGGCATCGTATTCGTCGGGGCTAAATTCCGTAATCTCGATCTCTGACGTATCGACTATAACGTCCTGTTGCTCACCTGTCATTAAGAATAACTTGCCCGATTGGTTCCTTTCTGTAAATACGCAAAGCCCGCCTGGGTCTATCACGGCTTCGCCTGACAATTTGGTTTTACGCCCTGCGTATTGGCTGTAAAGCGTACCGATCAACAGCTTTTCGGGGTGGTCTGTCACACCTGCACGCTTTAGCTTCTGCACCTGTAGGCTGTCTGACGTACGGCAATATATCCCCCTCGCAGTAGGGCAAATCTTATTGGCCGTACCGCAAATCGTATCTATACTGATTTCCTCCTTTGCAGCCTGGTTAATATAACCCGAATACTCTATATCTTCCAACTCCGCTGCATCAAAGATCAGGTTGTTTTTAACCAACTCGATTTTTGGGGCCTTGTATAGCATCCAACGTACTTTATCGTAAAGCCCTGTTTCAGTCCAACGCCTGCAAGCGTCCCAATCCCAATCAAAGCCTGTTATAAGACTTATTACACCATCATAGTCGAAACACTGAACACCACCATATACGGTAACTTCCAGGTAGCCGCCTTGTGTCGGGTACGGCATATACTCACCGTCTGCCATGCTCTTAAAGCTGTCATATATCTGCATATTGGCAAAAAACGGCCTGCCTATGCAATGGCGGTTTTTCTTCCATCCTAAAATACCCGTATTCTCTTCCAGATCGTCGGCGTTGTAATATTCCAGATATGCGTCGCCAAAATTCGCGGCTCCGCTTTCCCATTTGCCTTTGGCGTAACCCAAATGCCCCTTACAGGCTCCTTTGGCGTTGTGGCTGTTTACATAGTGGCAAATAGCGTTACCCTCTCCATCATACATATTGACGGCAATAGGTATGAAAGCCCAACCCGTGCGGGTTTTCATTAGGTTGTAGTTGTCGGCCTCGTTACCGTCTTTAGCCTCTGTAAACGGATTATACCGGGCATCCAATAGGAAATCAAGCGACAAGCGTACGTAATAAGACTTTTCGCCCTCGCTGCTAAGTTTAGGCAAAAATACTTTGTGGGACTTCATAAGAATACCGCTATTCTCCTTTCTACAGGTATTGAGTATCTGTTTAGGCCAATGGTGGTATTCTTCTATTGGGCCGTGTCCACCAGAATAGAAAGCCCATGCGATAGCGTCCGTTTCTGACGGGCCACTGACTACAGGTAGAATATGGCAATATCTGGCCGACGGATTAAGATAAGCCAGGCCCTTACCTTTACTGCTCAAAAAGATAGTAAAGTTAATTAGGTTGTAATCCCAACTACCGCCCTGCCTGTGTTCCTCTGAATAATCAGGATAGTAGCTATAATAGTCGTGTCCGCGTTCTGCCAACAAATTAACCATTTCTACCGAATATTCACCGCCAAACTGCAAATCACCGCTAAGTAGGTCTGCTGACGAATAGGGCGAAAAGCTGACGGTTACGTTATTCGCAACCTTATCAACACCCAAAGTCTGGCTGTCACCATCCCACGTTACGGCTCTCCTGGCTCCACTTCTGTTAAGCCCGTTTAGATCGTAGATATAGACTTTTCCGTTACGCTGTATCATACGTAGGGCCAACGGCTGTAATACACCCTCTACAACTTCTTTTAGGGTACTTGGCTTGGCATCTTCATCATAAAAATTATCGCTACGTACTGATAGGGTGGTGGGCGTTGCTGCTGTATCATCACTAAACGTAGTCGTACAAAGTGACGTATCAATAGAACCGTAATTTATAGTGCTACGTGTCAAGGCATCGACAATAATAGCCTGTATAGTCTGCATACCCGCCAAATTATATTTCAGACGGTCAAGTATTCCAAAGTCACTAAACGTAAGCGTTACGACGTAGTAGCGTGCCATTTCGTACGGCTCTTCGTAAAACTCTGGGTCTAACGCTCCACTCCAATACAGGCTACCGTTTCTGTAAACGTCCATACGAATACGGCCAACCTCAATAGTGTACAAATCTTCGTACGTGCGATCACCGGGGCTTTCTATCCTTATAGTAGCTTCGCTACCACAAATAACGGCCTCTTTATCCTGGTGTTTCCAATCAATTACCAAAGCCTCTTCGCGCTCAAAAGTCAGATCGCCTACGGTGGCAAACGGCGCGTCTGCCTCCTGTAGAATATCTACCCGCCAAACAACGTTTGATCGGCTTAGAAACTCACCCCTGTATCGTAACTGCTTACTCATTGCTTAACTCCTTTTCTTGTGGTTGTATTCCTTTTCTATCACGCCTACAAGTTTACGGCCCTCAATCTCAAAGCGTACCTTACCACTCATGCCGCTATCGGTGTCGATCATGCTACGTAACTTATCAAGCGGGGCTATGACTTCCGGGTTATTACCTGCACCCGCATACTCGCCCACAAGTGCCAGGGTAGGGCCGCTGACTACTGCACCGTTGGCAAATGGCATAACGCCTACCGCCTGTGTCATTGCTACGGCTGCGCCGATAAATCCGGCTGCAATGCCAAATCCGGCAAACGGTATGGCCGCGTGGGCTGCAAAAAACATTGCACTTGCTAACTCCATATAGCTTGCTGTAGCCAACTTGTTAGCAACGATCACGGGTACTACTGCCGCTGCTGCTGCCTCTTCGGTGGCCGCTGCTGCTACGGTTGCACCCATTGTTACGCCTGTAGCGGCTCCCTCTGCCGTCTTAGCGACGGTGTGGGCTGCTGTAGCCGTAGTAAGTAGGTCGATAATGCCTACAATAGTCTGTATGCCCTCATAGAGTTGTATAAAGCCATCAACGATACCCGTTACCGTCTGCCAGGCGTTACCGTTACCCTCCAGGGCGTTTGTGATACTCTCTACACCACTACCAATACCCTTGATACCTCCCCAACCTTGCTGCAAAGTATCGAAAGAAGATACGCACTGCCTTTGCCATTTCTCATAAACGGCTATCATGCCCTCTATCTCCTTTTTCTGATCTGACGATACAGGGTTACGGGTATCATTCATCAGGTTATTAAGTTCCTGAATACGCTTTTTCAGTTCGTCAAAACCAATACTGCGTATCTTAATAGTCTGCTCACGTCCCTGCAAGCTATTAATACCCGCGATCTCTCTTTGCATACCTGGTAACTCCGTACTAAGTTGCAAAACCCGTTTCTTGGCTGTCAGATCGTCTATAATTCTCTGCGTCTTTAGTATCTGGTCTGCATCTTCGTGCTGCTGTTGCTCTGTATAGAAAGATATAGCCGTATCAATGTCCTTTAGGTTGTTGGTAGATGTAGGCAAATTCATCTTATCGCGTGCCTGATCCCATGCGTTCTGTAGCTTGTTGAGGCTGTTAATACCTTTCTGGGCAAACTCGCGCTGTGCTTCATCACCGCTATTAAGCAAACGGTTATAATATGATAGCTTGGCGTTAAGCTGATCATAGGTTTTAATCTCATCGTCGCGTAACGCTGCTATACTTGTGTCCTCTAATACCTGGCGGGCCTCTTCTGTCTTACGTATCTCTTCGTCGATACCTGCAATAGATTCAGCGTTGGCCGTCTGCTTCTGCTTACGTAAGTATTGCAGTTTCTTATCGTAATCGTCCAGGCTCTTTAACTCTCCGGGCACGGCCATGCCGTCCTGTAGCATCTTAAATGCTTCTACGGCATCTTCGGCGGCTTTCTTAGCCTGGGTTAACGTCTGTATGCGTGCTATGTCGGACTTATCGGTTTTCTCGATCTCTTGCTGATAGTACGAAACGTTATTAGCCAGGTCTTTGTAGGACTTGGCATTTTCTACCAACTGCAAATCTTTCTTACCGTCTTTACTCTTTTTACCACTGCCACTACCGCTACCACCTGCCAGACGATTACCGCCAACGATAGGCTTATTTGCCTCGGCTTGCTCCGCTGCAAATTGGGCCTCGACTTTCTTTGTCTCGGCTTCGTTGGCTTTCATCCTTTCTTCTATGGCTCTCAATGCCGGGCTGCTCGATACGTTAGTACCGCTATAGAGTTTCGCGCCCTGCTCTGAAAAACGCCACTTACCATCATTGCCAACACTACCGTATCGGCTGTTTCTATAAGTGCCGTCCTTGATTTCATCACCTGCGTTAGCGTGCCGGGCGTTCTTATTGGCATCGTCTTGTATAGCCGTCTGGGTCTTGGCGTATTCATCGGCCAACGTAATTTGCTTACGGTACAATTCTGTTAGCTGCGCCATACGCGCCGCTGCCTTTGCCCTACGGCTGAAAGCCTCTACGACTGCATCAGTATTGCCACTAAAGATACTTTCGGCATCAGACACACCGCCTATCTTTAGTTTCAGTTCGTCAAACGCGGCCTGGTTATTCTTGATCCAGGCTACCTTTTCCTGTTCCTTGCTAAGTGCTTTCCAACCCTCTTTGAGTTGTTCGTACTTAGCCATCAGGTCACTATAGGTAGATTCCAGGGTATTGTCATACGCCTGTTTAACGCTGTCGGCTGATTCTCCGAAATCCTGTAACCCGTCGGCGGCTCCGGCTGCTGCATCACCCACACCGTCAAATGATCCGGCCAACTTTGCTACGATCACGCCCAAAGCTGTTAGGGCTATGCCTATACCTGTAGCGGCCATCAGTCCGCGTATAGCTATTTTCAGGGCTACGGCTTTAGTGGCTGCGCTCCTGAAAGAATTAGCCATTACGTGGGTAGCGGCTGCAACTCGACGGGAATTAGTACCAAACAGGGCATACACCGCAATAGTTCGGTACATTGACTTTGAGGCCAAAGCCTGGGCAATATGCAGCTGACTAAAAGCACGCGACAAAGTAACAACCGAAACGGCGGTCATACCTAATTGACTGCTGAAATTCAATACGGGCTGAATACCACCCACTGCACCTGCTATGTAGTCAGTGTATTGGCCCCATTGGTTTTTCATCATTTGCAGTTTAGACGCGTTGGTGCTTGCCATATCTTCGTAGGCTTCTGCCATCGTACCCGCGCTATCATCAAGTACCTTGATATTCTCTGCAAATTTTTCTGCCATCTGGCCTGTCAGCCCGTTAACCAGACGCAAAGCCTCTGCACGGCCAAACAACTTAGCGTAAACGGATTCTTTCAACTCACCCGTTTTAGCTGTGTAAGCCGTAACGGTTTTATCAAGTTCCATCAGAAAATTACGGAAACCACCTGCTGCCTTGATAGATGCGGCATTAAACGAAATACCCATAGCCTCTGCCATCTTCTGGCTCTTGCTACTCTCTTTCGTTAATGCAGTCAGTACGCTTGCAAGCTGTGTCGATACTTCGGCGGTATTACCCGTTACGCCCGTTAACGTACTCATTACGGCCAACATTTCAGTAAAAGATACGCCCAACTGCGCTGCCTGGCCTGTCACTGACGGCAAAGCGGCTGCAAGTTGTTCAAACGACGTTACGCCATTCTTGGCCGTAAGCTGTATCTTATCCTGTATGTCTTGGGCTGCGTTCCATTCAAGCCCGTAGTTTTTGATAATGGTAGATGTTACCTTAACAACTTCGCCAACGTCTGCTATACCTCCTACGGCTGATCGTGCGGACGCTTCAAGGTAGCTAATCCAATTATCTTCTGGTACACCGTTACTGATAACCTGATACAAGCCATTTGCCAAAGCATCACGGGCCATTGGGATAGTCTTAGACAATTCGGCTACCTGGCCTTTCAGTTTATCAAATCCCGCTGCATCTTTACCCGCCATCGTATTAGCGGCTTTCATAGCTGCGCCAAAACTCTGACTTTCGGCTGTAACGCTGTTAAGTGTACCCGTAAGCTGCGAAACGGCGTTGGTTACGTTCTGTAGTACCTGTACGGATTGGTTATAGTTCAACAGGGTATCGCGTAATTTAGCTGCGCTACCCTTTGCCCTATCCATGACTTGGCGTAGATCGCTAACTGACGTGGTGGCGGTTACGATCTGGTCTTTGCCATCAACAGATATTCGTACGTTAAATTTTACCTCTTTTGCCATTTCCTTACTGCTGTTTCTTTCGGGTTCTGTAAATCAGCAAAACAGGCATCTATCGTATAAAAGCAAACGTTTTCCTAATCCTTATCTTTATGTATTCGTGCCATCAACGCTTCAAATCGTGCTTTACTTTCGTCTTTGCCTATAATCGGCTTGTTAAGTTGCTTCTTTTCCCAGGGGAATATAATAACCTTTTCAGGTGTTATCTTCTTTTTAGTATGCGGCTGTAGCAATACGGTTGCCGCTAATCTCATACGGCCCCAGGCATCCTTATAATCTGCGTCCTCTTTTTCGCTATACGCTTTATAGACGTGTTCAAACTCTGTAGGTGTCAAACGGCAAAAATCATTGTATGACAACTTGATTAGGCCCAACGCTATGCCCAATACGTCGTAAATGCCTATTTGCTTCTCTTGGTTCTTTTTTTTTCTTCGCTATCCGGCTTTTTGTCGCCATTAATAGACTGCTCCCATGCGGTCATAGCGTCGGGGTCGATGCTATCCGCAAACTCCATCAGGCTTAGATTAAATTCTACACCATCAGCGGCGCAAGCCGAAACGATGCAGCACCACAGATACGTACAAATGTCGGTAAACCCGCCATCCATTTCTGTAGCCTCTTTGCCTGTCTCTTGCTTAAAGCGAAGCATAGCCCCCATAGTCTGCCTACAGGGGTATGCCTTGCCGTTAATTGTAATTTCTACTTTTGCCATGATCGTAGGAATTAATCGCCTGGCTTTTCTGTCTCCTTGCCGGGGTACGTGTCTGGTTCGCCGTCGCTCTCTAACTGAATAGAGTAGGTGGCATCATCCTGGGCGGGGCTTGTTTCCTCGATTGAGGTAATAATGAAATTACCAGAAACATAAGGTGTAGCGTCACCCTCTCGCTCATAAGCTAATACGGCTACGCTCTGACCCTTACCCCACTTAGCGGCGATCTCGGTAAATCCGTTCTCGGTCTCACCGTAGAAACGCAAACCCTCTGCGCTGATAGAGATAGAAAGGCCCGTAACGCCCTTGCCTTTCCACAATCCGGCTGAATAACCGTTAGCTGCTGCGGGCTTAACGGCTCTGTCCTTAGTCTCACTATTGAAAGTGATAGTGTGGGTGGTGCAATGGCCTACGGCCTTACCGCCAACACTTAACAGGATGTCGCTACCATTAACGTAGCCAGAAGTTGGTTTAGTCATAATCCTAATTTTTTAAATTCGTTGAACTTCTTAAATCTGAACACTAAAAGTTAATCCTTGTACGTAGGCATCATCTTCGTAGAACTCTTCACCGTCTGATAGATAGCAACTGCGCATAGCCAAACCCGATTTCTCCGCCTGTACGTTATCCAGGGCGGCGCGTACCGCCTCTGCCAACTCTATGCTTTGTTCGTAGGTCTTACCATAGCAATTTATTTCTATCATAGCCTTATCTGCACCTGGTACACCCGTCTTAACGGGGTTGTGATCCAGACGCGCCCGGCGATAGGCTACGTATGGCAACGTGGCTTTATCTGTCACTACGGGGAAAACCTTTGTAGCGATTCTTCTTACGTCGGCATCCTTAGTAAGTATGTCACGTATGATAATACCCGCGCTTAATGATGTCTTTGCCATACTCCAATTAGTTTATAAATCCGCATTTCTTAGCCACCTTTTCTACGGCTACATTTACTTCGTTTCCTAAATCGGTTTCTACCGTCCTATACATTTCGGGTGTAGCCTTTTCAAGAAATCTGTACGACGGCATCCGCTTCGTTGGTATTCCATCCTTACGTATGGTTTCCGTCCAATAACGGGTCTTGCCGCTTCTGTGCGATCCGTAGATACCGTGTTTGATACGTACTTTCTTACCGCCTCGCTGACGATAGTTAGTACCCTCTTCTGCCCACATCAGGATAGGTTTTTTAAAGCCCTGGCGGTTTTCGTGCATAGACTTCTCGCCCTGTCCTTTCATAGTGGCCCGGTGTGCCTTGACGGTAATCAAAAAGCCACCACCCCGGCTATAAATGTGGCTGCGTATTCCCTTATCCCAATCCGATTTATTACCCTTTACCTGCAAGCGTGTTGCGTGTAGGCTCTTACGGGCAATGCCTAATACTTTCTTTGCCTCGGCTCTGTACGCGCGTTTCAAAGAGTTACGTAGCTGCTTCGGGTTCATTTCCCTTGTTAGCTGCGCCAAATCCTTTACTTCTGCCTGATCGGGTTGCATACGCTGAAATTACGGTTACTCGTTCACTCTGTCACAAATCAGGGTCTTAAAACCTCTATCTAAGTTAGGTATGATGTTCGTTACGGTGTACAGGTTTCCACCTAACTGCTGTACGCGCCAATTCTCGCTGATCGTGTGTACGTCCCTTATATTGAACTCTACGCGATAGTCCGGAAAATGCTCGCCTACCTCTTCGCTACGGTTTCCCGTATGCTTCACCCGTTCCGCGTGTACGGTTACGGTTTCCTGCCAGGTGTCCACCTCTTCGCCAAAGTCGTTTTCAGCCTTTACAGGCTGCAACAGCTTTAGTTTATACTTCATCCGTCCCGCTATCATCTTTTACCAATCTTCTAAAAGGCTTAATTATAGCCTGTAGTGAATTTGCCACTTCCGGCATGATCGTTTGGGCGTTTGATTCACGCTGATTGTACCAATGCGCACCTAACATCATTATTGCTGTCTGCAATTCGGCGGGAAACTCACCGCCTCCCATTTCCGTTAATTCTGCCTCGGTGCGGTTGGTAGCCCTGATAACGTGACCTGTAGCACTCTTTAGAAGATGCTCCAGATACTTATCATCGTCCGCGAAATCATCAGCCTTTACGTGCTGCTTGAAAAGTGCCAAATCCACTACGTTAGCCATAACCTAAAACTCTGATATGTTACACAATCCCTATTTAGCCTGCGGCCTCAACGGTCACGGCGCAAGTAGCTGAATACTTAGTGCCGTTGTAGGTGATTTCGGCTGTGATAGTTGCCTGACCTGCGGCTACGGCTGTTACCTTACCGTCTGCAACGGTGGCGTTAGCGGCCTTAGAGGTTTTCCAGGTAACTTCGCTACCTACAGGCGCAACAATGGCGGTCAGATCGGCGGTATTACCTACGGTTAGGGTCAACTCCGACTTATCCAGGCTTACGCCTACCTTTGTCAGACTTGCGAAAGCCTCCTGACGCAATACGCTAATAGCGTAATCGACGTTAAGCACGCAATCAATGGCGTTATTACGCGCCTTGCTGTAAGGATCAACGATAAATACCATGTCACCAAACAGGCCCTGCGGTGCATACTTGAACGCGCCAAAGTAAATAACGCCGTCGGCCACCTCGTTAGTAGTGAACACGGGCACGCCGTTGATCTTGCCGTTATCGTCGATAATAGCAACGTGGGCACCCTCCCACTTCGGGGTAGCTTCCAACTCGCCCTTTGTGGTCTCGTTCATCACGTAGCAGATACCATCACCCTTGATGTTCTTACCCAATACGGCAGACTTCAAGGCTACGATCTCTTTAAGGGTGGGGGCATCACCGCTATAAGCCTTACAATTACCCTCAACCATGTTGGCAGGGATATATGGGCCTACCAGGTCTGTAGCACCGTTAACCTTGACGGGGCTAAACATGATCTTATTCATCAGTTCAGCAATGGCAACGGGCATATACTGCGTAGCTACCAACTGCACCAGGTTATCAGTCTCGTTCAGGGCCTCACGGGTAATAGGCACTGCGATACCCAGACGCTCCGGCTTTGCGATCAGCTTGCTAAGTGGTATCTTAGTGTCGCCCAGGGCTGCGCCCTCATCGTTGATGGTGGCGTGGAAAGCCTCAACTACGGGCCACTGGTGATTACCCTTTAAGCCTGTCAGCAGGGGTGCGCCGATAGCCGAAAGGATGGTTTTGTTATACAGCGGCTCTACGATGTCGTGGGTAGTCAGGCCGGATGGGTTAGCACCTGCCAGGCCGCTTGCATAAGTAGAGGTGTTACCACCAAACGACTGCGCAACGGCACGGCTAATCTTCAACTCAAAACGCTTACCTGCATCCAGGCACTCGCGTACTTTGGCGTTAGCGTAGGGTATATCCTCCTCGCGTACTACGGCAATGCTCTCGGTGTTGGCCTTGATCTTCATTTCCAGAATATCAAGTTCACGCTCAAGCTGCTTGCGCTCTCCCTTTTCGGCATCGGTCAAAGACTCGCGCTCCTTGTCGTTTTCGAGATTCTGCGCCATCTCGTTAAGGCGGCCTTTGATAGCGTCTATGCGCTCGTAGGCTTCACGAAAATTAAATTTCTCCTTTTTCATCTTGCAGAAACTATTAAATTAAACAATATGCCACCTTAGACGGTATGGCTAATTCTCTCTCTGATTTCACGGATGGCCTCACGCTTCTTTGCAAGGTCAATCGTCTTAGGCTCTTGGGGTGTCTTTGGCTTATCGTCAAATACTATACCCGCGTCCTCCAATTCACGCTTTGTTACGTTAGTCTGCTCAAAAGCGGGCTTTGGCGTAATGGTAAAATCGTAAACGTTATCAATACGCTTAACGTGGCGCAACAGGATTTCTTCGCCATCTTCGGTTTTCTCGCCCGTCTTTTCGTAGCTAACGGCGTTCTCGCTGTCCTTTTCATCCGTAGAGTAGATGAACGAGCAACCCGTAATATCGCCGCGTGCGATCAATTCCAGGGCCTTATCACCGTCAACGGTCTTAGGCATTTCACACCAGAACTTAACGCCTACGTTGTCGATCTCATACTGCAAAGTACCCTTGCCGTTCTTACTACGGCCTAAGATCAGTTGGCGATCATGGAACATTGTTAGCATGATGTCGCAAGCGTCCAACGTCTCACGGGTAATGCAACCCGGCTCCAGGATTTCGTAGTAAACGCCTACCCACCAATCAAGCAAAAGACGGCTACGTACGCCAAACTTCAAAGCGTAGCCCTCGATAATGCGGCTTTCGCCTCCCTCTGACGCTTCGCGGACTTTCAGTTGTACTTCAAATCCGACGGCTCTTTTGTTAATCTTCTCCATTGTTGTTATTACTTTTAGATGCTGCGCCCTTAGTGATCTTCTCACTATTCAACGCTGCAAGGTTTGTCGAACATAATACGGTGTCGCCACCATCAACTAACGGCTGATTCTCTATGCGTCGCCAATCGTTAATTGTATAGATGCCGCTTTCGATAGTCAGCTTTTGGTACTTCGCCATTGATTCCAGATCAAGCGAATAGATGCCCTTACGGTCAAACTTGAAAATCCGTTTGCAGCAATAAGACTGCGGTATAAGTTTACGGGTAAACTCTGCCTCAATCCTTTTCAAGATCGGGTCAAGTGTCATAGACAGGTAGGCTACGTTAGCCATTTCTGCCGATTTATAGTTATTGCTTGTATCGTCGAATACAAACGACGGATGCACGCCAAAGAAACGGCAAATCTCACGTACCGTAAATTTGCGGCTCTCCAAAAACTGCATATCGGTGCTGCTTAACGAAATCTGCTTAAAGTCCACCTGGCCGGGCAAACTTACGATATGCTCACCGTGTGAAAAACGGCTGTCAACATCTACGGCGGTTTTCTCTAACTCTTCGTCCTGATACTCACCAAAGCCCGTAACGCTCTTATCGTTGCTGATAATACCGCGTACGTTACCACCGTTGGTAAATCGGTTTGCGGTCTCTTCGTCGCCCGCTGTCGCTATCGTAGTAGTGCGCCTGGCGTGTTCTATCACGCTCTCACCTCTTCGCCCATCTGCGCTATGCAAATACAGGTGTATAATCTCGGATTCCTTGAAAGTGCCGTACACACCGCTGTACGGATCACATACGGAATAAAGCCCGTTCAGGGCATCGTGGGTTACGGTGTTTTTGCTGCACAATGCCAGGTCTGTTAGTTCGCCCATTACGTAGCGTGGATAGATATAGGCGTTACCCTCTAACAGCATCAGTTTAACCGCCATACTCCAAAAGTCGAAAATTGACATTTCGGGTTGAGGCTGTACAGATAACAGATAATGCAGGGGGCTGTTTATATCTTCCTGGTAACGATCATTCTTTAGTTTAAGGTACTGCAAATGCAGTCCGGCTACGCTATCACTCAAAAGCTGCACGCAACGGTACACCGTAGCAATCGCCAACGGCTCCCCGTAGGGATAGAAATAGTATTGCAACCCTGCGCCCGTGCGTGGGTTCGTACGCGTCTGCTTTGGCGTTGTCTGGGCTGCGCTATCTTCGCGTCTGGGTTTCCAAAACTTTAGAGTTTCAAGCCAATTAGCCATAAATAGATATATCTTTTGGCGCAAAGATACACCTATTTATTGCAGCCTCAAAACTGCAAACGGCGTACTATGGTACACTATGGTGCAACGCGGTACATATTTGATTTTATTAAGAAAATAGTTTTGGTTACTCTCTCCAAATCTTATAGTAACGCCAATCTATACAACCCTGGCTGCACTCACAAACGCTGCACCCTGATACTGCACAAGTGCCCTGATCTCCGCTTTCCGGCTGATAGGCTAAACAGGTACGACAAACCGCTACTCTCATAGATCGTTAGTTTAGGGTAGGGCCGTAGCCCTACCGGGGTTAATACTTCTTTGCTTTGCCAACCTCAAAAGAATATTCAGCAACCTTTATCTGGTAATCTTTCATCTGATCATAGGTAACGCGCTTGTGGTTAGTCCACTCATAGTTATTGCTGAACTCCCAACCGTCTTTGTTAGTCAGGATCACGTCTAAACCTTTTGCAAGCTGTGTAGTCATTACTGCAAAGGCACTCATAAACTCATAGCCACCGTAAGCCATATCGCGTACACCCGTTTTCTTATCGAAAGAAAACACACACCAATTACATTCGCCCTTAGTCTCTGCCAGGAACTCGCCAACCATTTTCTTTGTAACCTTTTTCATAACTCTTATATTTTTGCTGTTAATACTCTGTGATCTCTTTTGGTAGGGCGGGGCCGTAGCCCTCACCCTGGTTAGTGCTAATCGTTAGTAATATTCAAATTAGCCATTTCGTTAGCGTCGAAAGTGTAACCGTACTTTGCCATCGTCTTAACCGCTGCACGCTTCGCGCCTGATACCGTCTTATAGAATTTACCGATAGTAAACCAATACTCGCCATCCTGGATAGCAAATACCATAATCTCATCTTTACGGCCACCGTTCAAAAAGAACTCAACCGCCTTACGCTCTGAATTGTTGCACTTGATCGTTGTCATAACTCTTATTTTTTTATTGTTATTATCTTTATTTCTATGTTACAAAGGTACACAATTTTCTGTACTTTTGCAAGTTTTAAGGCTATTATTTTCTATCCTTTAACATTATTTAGTATAGTAAATACTATACTTTTTGAAAGAAAACACTATATTTGCACCCGAAAACCTTTAAAAAGTAAGAATTATGCGAATAAAAGACGTATTGAAAGAAAAAGGGCTGAAACAACAGGACTTAGCCGAAAAGATGGGTATTAGCCTGTCAGCCGTTAAACAAATGCTCGGTGCTGATTCACTCACCACCTCAACACTTGAAAGGATCGCGGCTGCTGTAGATGTACCCGTGTGGCAATTCTTCATCAGCCCCGACGATCTGGCTAACCAGGTAGGCGGTAATACCTTGCGCTGCCCTCATTGTGGCAAACCACTAAAGATAATGGCGGGCTAAGTACCCGCCACTTTCTTTGCCTACCGTTCAAAGGTGTAGAGTTGGCCCAAAGTCATAAGTACGACTATCACACCATCTATCTTACGATATTGGGAAATCTTCAACGGTTTCTTATTCTCCAGGTTATCTTCATCCAATACGCAATTTGTCAGGCAATAGACGTTAATAGGGTTATCGTTCAACGTTATACGTGGTGGATCATCATACGCCAACATTTCAAACGATTCTACGGGCAAATTGAAATTGCCGTAAGTCTGGCTGTATGATTGCAGCTGCTTATCACCACCCATAGCGCGTAGTATGTTAACCAAATCCTGGGCCTTATAACCGTCGTAGCCGATACGTATTATGTTAAGCACCTTAGATCGTGCCTGTATATCGTTGGCTATCTGCCTTACGTCTATCTTACGGCCCTTACAGAATTTCAAGTGCCCCTGCTCATGCCACAATCGGTAAAGCCTTTCGTTGGGGTGCCCTTTCAAAGCACCTACCGGGAAATAGTAATCTACGTGGCTGTAGAAACGTTTGCTTTCGCGTACATAGATCGTGTAGGCTACTGCGCTGAAATCATCATGCACCGATAGGTCGAAAGCTACCGCGCAATCTGGACGGCCCTTAACACCGTCAATATCAAAGTTACCCGTAAGTGCCTTTGCATCTTGATAGCCAAACCAGGTCTTTATCTCATTGACCGTAAAGATGTTCAACAGCTTAGTGCGAAACGCCAACATATTTTCGGCTGATAGCTGCGCGTTCTGCCACTCGATTTCGTAGTAGTCCGGCTGTACCGTAATGCCCAAATGGGGCTGCACCTTTCGCCAGGTTCTTGGGTCGCCCTCTTCATCGTCGGCATCTGGTAGAAACAGATCGGCAAACATAACGTCGTTTTCAGCCTCACCGCGTAATACCTTTTTCACGCCCTCCAATTCCTGATAGCACGGCCCATCTATCACGTCGCTTGCCGTAGTGATAATCACCGTTAGCGGATTCTTACGCGGCCCCATAGACGTAGTAAGCACATTCTTTAGGTCTGCGCCGTTCTTGTTGGCCGTGTTACGTGCCTGGGCGTATTCGTCAAGTATTGCCAGGGATGCAAACAGGCCGTCTTTGGTCTGGGCATTGGCCGTTAGGCATTGTGCCAGGCTCTCACGGCCCCGATCCTTGAAAGCCACCATTTCGCGGTTAATCCTGAAATGCTTTTGTTTCGGGTCTAAGTCAAACATTATTAGACGTATCTCATTAAAGCATTTTTTCGCCTGATCGTAAGAGTTGGCCCCTACGTAAGCCTCTGCGTTGTAATCGCCAAACAGCATATCGTCAACGGCCAAAAACGCTGCAAAGGTGGTCTTACTAAACTTACGGGGGACAAAGATATACACTATACGGATCAGCCTACGGCCATCAGGCCGGGCAAAGCCAAATATGTTAGCGAATTGGAATACCTGTACCGGGGTCAACTTGTAACGTTGCCGTCCCGTCGTACCGCTAAACCTTAGTTTCTCATACAAACGTATTTTCTTCTGCACCCGCTTTGCTTTCCACTCCCACCTATCAAGCATCTGGAAATACCTACGTATCTTCAAAAGCTCATACAGGTTATGATCGTCCGGGTTGCTGATTACGTCTATTACGTACTGACGTAACCGTTTGTCGGTATCTTCAAGTGCGTACGCGTAATCAGCCAGATAGCCGTCTAAGTTTGCCTGTAGTTCCGCTGCTACCTGCTGCTTATAGTCTCTTTCGTTTCTCCTTTCTTCCTGGGTCATAGCTTAATACTTTTTGCCGTGTAGTCTCTGACGCTGCGCGTTAAATTCCATCTTACGTTTAATATGCCACTCAATATCAAAGCCTATTTGTCTGGCCCATTCCTCAATATAACTGATACTATCTATTAGCTGTATTCTGTCAGGGCCTAAAATGCCATATATCAGATCGTAGGCTTTTTCAGTAAACAACTTGCCGGGTTCCGGCTTCGGCCAAAAGCCATCACCTAACCGCATATCGGGGTACTTCTCACCGATCAGATCAAAGATACGTATTACCGCGTCTGCCAATTCCTCTTCAACACTGCCCTTTATGTAGGCTTCGTAACGCTCTGCAAAGTCTGGATGCAGCCAGGTATTTTGTATAAAGCCTATCATATCGGCCCTGTAATCCTTACGGTCTGCCTCTACCGCTTCCATAACCTCGCTGACAACCAGGCAAAGCCAATGGGCATCGCTTTTCTTCTCATCGTGGAAACCGTGCGCCGTTGCTATCTCATGCGCCCGGATTGAATACATTTTGATTTTCTCTAATTCCATTTTGCTATATTTTTAATCGTTGCTATCGTCGTTAAATTCCTCCATGAACTTTTTGAAATCGTCGCCGTCTGTCTTACGGTCTTTGCTATCGGTATTCATACCCAAAGCCCTTAACGCCCTCTGGCTCTTCTCTACAAAGTCCAAATATAGCTTTTCCTTTGGGCTGATACTCTTACGCTCGTTACCCTCCCTGGAAACTTCTACGTTAATGGCATCGTGGCCGTCTGCCAAAATCTCTTCTGCCAGGATTTCAGTACGTACCAATAGCTGCGCTGTGACGGTGGCCTGTATTGACAATTCAGCCGTATATTTGCCCTGCTCTTTGAGCAACTTAACCAGGTAGGCTTTCTTACCGCTGATCTTTGACTTAATGCGCTTGGCCGTCTCTTCATCTGTCGTAGTCCCTGACAAAGCGGGTGTTTCCGGCTTCGGCTCTTCTTTAGGCTGCTGTGGTAAAAAACGCTCCGTATATCCCTTGTGCTTATTGCGCGTCTTGTTATAGAAGATCACCGCCGTAGTGTCCTTTGCCTCTACCAGATCAAACAAAGCCTTTTCCGCCAATTCATCCCTGTACTCTTTGGCAAACTCTACGGCATCATCTACGGCCTGCTTAAACTCTGCGTCCTCGGCCATCCATTGCCTGAACGTCCGGGGATTCAAGCCTATTGCAGTACACGCTATACCCTTAAAGCCTTTCTGCCTTATGATCTCGGCTACTATAGCCGCTTTCTTCTGCTCTTTGTCCTGTATCATTTTTCAAAAGAATTAATGCCGTCGAAATACTCTTTGTAAAACTCATACAACCCGCGATCTATAATAATGCTGCCTTGCTCTGTTCGCGGATTCGTATTTATATTGGCTGACGTTTGAATACCGAAATAGAAATTATCGGCTTCATTGCAGCCCGCATAAATCTTGCTGTGATTCTTGAATACTGCGGCGCGTCCGGCTTCCGGGTGTTCGCTATAGAACTTCTTAACCATCTGCCATTCGATTTTGTACGATCCGGGGAAAATCTCACCCAGGTACATATCAAGTTTCTTAATGCGCCCTGCGTCGTACCACTGCTGCACCTGCAAAATATCTTCTGCGGCCATACACCAGGTAGATAACAGACAATAGTCTAAATCATGCTGATTAAGTACAACTTTCAGATACGTTAGGCTGTCAACGTCGCCCGCCGTAATGAAATTGTAGGTAACGCCGTTTTCCAATCTGACGTACCGCATGGCCTCCAACATCTTAACTTCGCTAAATGCGCGTCGATACTCATAACGCTGCGATAATTCGGTACATTCCTTAGTACGTCTGTGTGCCCGCTTCGCTACGGCTGCACTAACCAGGCCGTCGTTATCGTCTGGCGTTACCTGGCTTTCAGGCTCCGGCTTTGCTTCGGGTTTTCCGAAATTACCGAAATCAAATGCTTCGTCGTAATTCATATATCGTTTTATTTAATATCCAAAAATCGGCAAATCAATATGGGAAACGTTAAAAGGTCTTAGCCCCCACAGCCTCAAAAAATCACTCTCACATGAAGAGAGGTTTGGGCGAGGTTTAACCCTTACTCCCGTCTGTTAAAAAATGCCCGCCCCTATTAACATTTGTGCAAAAATTTGTAAAAGTAAAAACTTTTC